TTGGGATGGTTTTCCAATTGTGTACCGCTGCCCTGGTAATGCCCAATATTCTTGCAAGCTCACTCTGTGAGCCAGCTAATGTGATTGCTTTTTGTTTGTCCATGCAATCAGTATAGCAAAATAAACATTTAATTATTTTTTGCAAAATTAGGGTAAACACCTAAAAAAACCTATTGTTGTGTGTTTAGTTTGATATACAATCACGTCATGCCCTAGCACATCGCATGGGGTCTTTTTAGGAGAAATCAAATGAAACTTTATGGCATCAATTTCTTTTGCAATTTCAAGCAACACGCAGATGCAGTTTGGTCTGTTGGTCGCTATGAACTTGAAAAACAAATCTTGTCTCAGTACCCCAACGCTACTGGCATTTACATTTGGCTTATTTAAAGGTAACCAAATGATTGACTACAAACTCCAATACCACTTTGACAATCTCATCACACACAATGATGGCGACAGTTTTGACAAAGTAACAGTCGGCTACGACTACTACCCCGCAGAAAACAATCTGCCCTACGACCACAACACAGCAGAAATTTACGATGTGTTTGTGTACGACCAACAGGGTAATGACATTACCTACGATATGCCCAAAGACCAATCAGACTACATCATGGATGAAGTCAAATCCCACCACGCTCGTATGCTGAAAGAACAAAATGAAATCTAAGATTATTCAAACTATTGTTGAGTGCTTTTTGGCCATCGTCATCTTTGGCGGTTGGGGTGTTTTACTTGCTTGGAGAGGTTAAATGACAGTCGCTAATTTACTGACGTTAAACGTCAACGAACACACAGAGAAGAAAGCCAACCTGACATACCTTTCATGGGCTTGGGCATGGGCTGAAGCTCTCAAGGCAGACCCCAAAGCTACTTTTGTAGTAAATATGTTCGGTGAAAAATGTTTCATGGACATCAACGGCACAGCAATGGTCTGGGTCACAGTTACCATGTTTGACAAGCCAATGACTTGCCAGTTGCCCGTTATGGATCACCGCAACAAAGCCATCCTAAACCCTGATGCCTTTCAGGTCAACACGGCAATTATGCGGTGCATGACCAAAGCACTCAGCTTGCATGGCCTTGGTTTATACATCTACGCAGGGGAAGACTTACCCGCTTTTGTAGAGCCTGAGTCAACTATTGAGCCTGACACCATGATTGACTTGTTCTTGGCCATCGACAACGCCACAACACAAGATGAACTCAAGATTGCCTACAAAGTCGCTTATGCGGCCTGTGATGGTGACAAAGCCTGGCAGATGAAAGTTATCGCTGCCAAAGACAAAGCCAAGGCAAAACTTTAATGTGGCGCAAAAGGGAAATTATGATCCATACAGATGAAGATGATGAGTTTGAACGCATCGAGCGTGAAAACCAAATGAAAGGCCAACCCTACCATTGGGAAGCCGATGCCATCAAAGCCGCTGTGCTTATAGAGCGTGAAGAATGTGCAAGATTGGCAGAGAAACGACTCGATTGGGGAACGGCTCTTGCCATCAGAACAAGGGGGAAAACATGATTATCAAACGTGCAATAGCTGTAGAGAGCTTGACCAAGGTTTGCGAAGAAAGTTTAAACCTAATCAAACAATTGATTGACGCTGATTACGCTGTTTATGGCAAAGGCTTTGAGGATGGCATGGCGGCACAGGCCAAAGTGCAAAAGACTTTAAAACCTTTGGCAAATCTGACAGATGAAGAAATCATGCAAATCATGGAAATCGGTTTAGGTGTGCGAGACACCATCGACACCGCCCTTGAAAAATTAATGGAGAAAAACCAATGATTGAACTTATGGAACAAGGTACAGAGGCATGGTTTAACATCCGCATCGGCAAAGTCACCGCTAGTCGTGTTGCTGATGTGCTTGCCAAGACCAAAACAGGCTACTCAACCACCCGTGATAACTACATGGCGCAATTAGTCTGCGAACGCTTGACAGGCCAAAAGGGTGAGAGTTTTACCAACGCTGCCATGCAACACGGCACAGAGACTGAGCCGCTTGCTAGAGCCGCCTACGAAGCCCGCTATGACGTTTTAGTTGATGAGGTGGGGTTTGTACCCCATCCCACAATAGAAATGGCGGGTGCGTCTCCTGATGGCCTCGTTGGGATTGAGGGACTCTTAGAGATAAAAGCGCCCAATACTGCGACACATATCGAGACTTTATTGTCTGAGTCTGTGCCGAATAAATATTACACCCAGATGCAGTTTCAATTGGCTTGCACAGGGCGTCAATGGTGCGATTTTCTTAGCTTCGATAATCGACTACCAACAGAACTTCAGATGTTTGTGAAACGTGTCCCAAGGGATGATATGTATATCAAACTAATTGAAGATGAAATCGTCAAATTCCTAGCCGAACTTGATACCAAAATAAACCAACTAATGAAAGTCAAAAATGTCTAAAGTCTACGAAATCACAATTGTTTCAGGTAAGTACACCAACAAAGATGGCCAAGAGAAATCCCGCTATCAAACCATCGGCTCGGTCATTGAGACTAAAAACGGCCTGATGCTCAAACTTGACAGCATCCCTTTGCCTGATGGTGGATGGAATGGTTGGGCATATATGAACACCCCTAAGCCTAGAGAAGAATTCAAAGGCTTACCCATTGATGACGCACCATTCTGAGGAAAAGTCATGGACTATGTGAAATTTTTTGACAGAATATTTCCTGAGTTCCCACGGGTCAGGACAACCGACCCCGTGACTTCTTATGAAGCAGCCGACTCAATCAAGGAAATAGCCAATCAGCATCACAATATTATTTTGGAGTGCTTGCAAAAGCATGGGCCGTTAGGCAAAGATGGCATTTCAAGCCGCACCGATCTTGATGGCAATCAGGTGGCTAGGCGGCTCAATGAGATGAAAGTCCTTGGGCTTATCACCTTAACGGGTGAAAAAGTGACATCCAATTCAGGGCGAAATGAACGTGAATGGCAAGCAATTGTCACAAATTGAGCATAGTATTTCATTGCAACAATTGGTTGCGTAAGGAGATCAACATGAAATTTGAAATGCAATTTGGCTGGCTTGATTCAGAGAAAATCGTTATTGAAACAAGTGACTTCAGCAAAATTAAGATCATTCAGGAATTTATTGAAACCCAAGAAGCAAGTGATTGGGCAATGGAATATGAAGATGCTGACGAACTTGAAATTGAGTTTGAAGAAGATACCGAAGAAGAAGAAGCTGCGGAGTAATCAAGTGGGGCTTACTTTGCTAAAAGGTAAAGCCCCACATTTCCTATTGCATAGCCGCCATATACAACTGCCATAGCTGGGTTTCCTTTAAATAACTGCTCAACAGCAATATAAGCATAAATTGCCCCCACAAGGGCGATTAACCAAGCACTCATATTGTTTTACTCTTTATTGATCCGATAAAAGCTAAAACGCAGATACATCAATCACTTCACCCCTAAACTGGATGTGATCCTCAGAAAAAGCATGAACCAACTCAGGCCAAAGCAATTCACCATTAAAAAAGGTCAGCACCGCAAAGCCTGACCTGTGATTTGATGGATTTAATTCAGCATATGTAAATTGGGGGCCATCGGGTTCTGCCAATGTGCCTGTGTCAGTGCCAAACCTCACGCCTCGGAAATCATTGAAGGGGGTCACTTTTAAACTATGAAGGTGGCCTGTGACAATATTTACACCCGCGTTTACAGTATTGTTGTGGGTTGCATGAACCCCGCCCTTGTATCGGTGTTTAACAATGGTATTGCTTGTAGGCCAGCAAGCCCAACAGAATTCCCATGCGGGAATGTGGTCTGTAATCTTAAATCCAAGTACATCTTTATATTGTGGTGCGTGTTGTGCAAGTCTATTTGCAAATCTTGAGTCATGGTTGCCCCAAGTATGAATCAAACGCACATTATGGCGCTCGGCCTTAGCGCGTTCCTCAATCTCACCCAATGCGCCTTGAGTGGCCTTTAATTCTTGCAAAACAGTTGTAGCGGGTTGGTCAGTTGGGTCATGGCGGCTGATAGATGCCCCGTCAAATGAATCCCCATTTGCGATGATTCCGCAAGGTTTTAGGGCTTCTATCATGTACAAAAGCCCTTTGAAGGCCGTAGTACGCATTGATGGAATGAAATGAGCATCTGAGAAGACAATTACAGTCCCGTCAAGTATGCCAAGGTCAATTTGTTTTAACGGAGAGTAAGAGGCTTGTCGTGGATCGTAATAACTACTTCTGGGATCGGCACTGAAAAGTCTTATGCCGTATGAGGCTTCAAGATTGCGTCTTCTGTTCTGAACATTACGAGTCGCAATACCAAGAATTCTTGCCAATTTTGCGGCAGATTGGTGTTGCCCCCACAGAGCAATAAACTCATCATCTGTGCAAGTTTCATTATGAGAACCCATCGGAATCCTTTAAGAGCAGTTGCTCAAGTCGATTTATTACTCGGTGTTCTTGCTTTTCTATTTCTTCTTCTGATGATTTTGGGTCTTGCGCTGCGGCCATAAGGTCATGCAGGAATACATGTAATACCTCATGTAAAGCTGTGGCTTCTAGAATCTCATCTGTGATCTTTTCAGCGCCAAAGTCACCTAAACGGTACGTTGCAAGCCTAGCACCCTCATTAAACTCAACAGAGGCCATTGCTTGCTTGGCGGGCTTCATGCCCTTTTCAATTCTCCAATCACCAAGGTGAAGAATTGACTGCCATTTCTTTACACAAAGTGCAAAAAACTCAGCATCTTGTGATGTTGGAATATTTGACATTTCAACACCTTAGTAAATATTTGTGACGTTTTTATTTAAACAAACGGTCTAGTGCCTTGTTTATCAATAATAAGTGCTTGCTTACGGGGTTTCATATCAGGCGTGTTGGGGATGCTGATATGTGTCCAGCGGTCAAACTCTCGGATAACTTGGTCATACGGCAAATTTGATGCAATGATTGCCCGCACCACTTGATCAGGCGTTAATTCAGGAACTCGGATGTCCACAGCACAACCAATGCGATGCTGACTGCTATCTTTAGAACCCACAGCATCGTTGACTTGCTTGCTGCGAAAAGCAGAGTTAACCATAATTGGTCGCCCGCCCAAGGTCTGTTTGACTTCCTCAAGGAACTCGGCAAGGCGTTTGAGGTTTTCCAGTTCTGCATCATTTGGCGTATTATCATATTCACGGTGGTCGGTGTGGGTTAGTTCCTCAAGAGAAAAATGTTCAGTTAACTTCACTTTTTCACCCTATCGGTAATTTTCTCAAGTGTTCTACCGCCAAAATAAAACGACATCACAAGCATCCCCCATTGACCAAGTAGCTCGACATAAGCACCACGAGTTTCATATTCAAAGATGGAGGCAATGGCAAAGCCAGAATAGGCGATTAAAAGGAATATAAGGGTCATAGGGCGAATATTCTTGGACAACCAAGAGTCAGATGCCATATCCGCTTGAACACGCTGTGTGAGGTTGTTTTGTTCGGTTTTATATAACTCAGTTTCGTTAGCCATTTTTGCCAACTCACCATCTTGAGCCATCTTAGCCAAGTCCATCTGCGCTTTGGCTTTGGCTTCAGGATCAGGAATCAGTTTGTCAATGAGCTTGCCGCCAATGTTTAAAAGTGAATCGAGTCCAATCATTTTTCATCCTGATTTTGTGAAAGTTTAACGCCCGCTAAAAGTCCAATAAAGCCACCAATGATGGTTTGGAAAGCAGGGTGCAACATGGCAAAGATTTCAGCGTTATCCACTTCTTTAGCCCACAGGCCAAGCAGAAAAGCCGTCACCATTCCAAGGATGCAAAGGCAAAGAGTGGCACTCACCATAAATGTCACCCAAAATGTCAGTTTGTTTCTTGAATCTTCCATTTTGTCCTCACACAAATATTGCAAAACGTCGGTGATTGTTAATATTCTCCAACGAAATCGTATTTTCACTAGCTCGTTTGTTGTAAAGCTCAACTTCTAATTCTTGAGTCTTGATGGCTTGTTTTTTACATTCCACGGCTTCTTTGTATTGCTCTAATTTCTTTTCCATCGCCTTGTCAAAAGCAACCATTCTTGCGTCATAGTTGGGCTGAACCATCGGATACCATTTGTTCAGGGTTATCATTTCTTTTCCCTCTCAACAGCTTTAGCATAGTAAAACAAAACTTTGCTTCTTAATTCCCCACTATCTGCCGTCCCCGCCCATGCCGCAAGATTATTCCAAATGCCCGCTAGTTGCTCAGATGAGCAGTTATCACCATTTGCGGTAAGCCACTCCGACAATCTTTGATGCCTCTCCAACGGGTTTCCCAACCAAGTCAGAGCGTAAAAGTCTGAAATGGTGCAAGGCGCTTTGGCACTTACAAAAAAAACTAAAAATAGAATTAAAACAATAAGCCATTTCACATGACCTACTTTTTGATCCAGGTCTGCCAAGCAGCACCCGCAGCCATCACCAACCCGCCAATCCACAAAATAGGTTTAGCGGCTGAAGCAACCCACCCAAGCACTTTAAAAGCACCCTGTAAGGCATCAAACGCCTCTACAAGCCCTTTAGTGTTCTTGTCTATGCTATCTACCTTACTTTCGACTAAAACGAGTCTGTCGTAGATTTGCTTGTGGGTCACTTCATCCATAATTACTCCGCTGGTACGTCTTTAGGTAACTGCGCTTCGGCTTGCTCTTTGATTTTGACTAACAATGGCCACACACCACTAGATGATGGCAATTGACCAAGAGCTTGCAAAATGAATTGCACTTCATTGACTTCTAATTCGAGTTTCATGCCTGACCCCAAGGTGTGCCAGTAGCTTTAACAGGATTCTTCAGCAATTCAATCTGAGCCGCCAAAGATGCCTCTGTAGCTGACTTGTCAATAGCGTTCCACACCCATTCCAAAACAGTTTCTTCTGTCAGGTTTGCGTAGGGAATGGCGGGAGTGCCTTCAGGCCATGAGACTGTTGCGTAGGCAGAGGCAGAGTGTTCTCCGTCTACTGCTGTGCAATTCCAATGGGCTGTGGTGACAAAGCCTGTAGCTACGTCACGATCAAGGGTTGAGATTTTCCAATTGGCGGCCATGATTTTCCTTTAAGTTAGATGCCAGCGTCTGCTAGGCGTTTACGAAGTGATTGAATTTCAGCCCACATTACAGGAATAAGGGCAGAAGCATCCATTTGCTGATATACAGGGTTTCCGTCTTTATCTACTGCGTCTTTTTCACCAGTATGTGCGTAGGCAGGAGTTTCGTGAGCAATAAACATTGGACGCTCTTGTGTTGCGCCTTTAATTTTGCCCATATAAACAGGCACAGAATCAATCAATGCACCGCTGTCAGTAACAAAACCATAAATGTCTTTTGCTCGATAATCAGAAGTGACGTTATAAGCAATTAACCCTGCGCCTCGGTTGTATGTAATTGAACCTCGTATTGTTGGGCTTGCTTCACTTACAAAATATGTAAATATATTATTTCCAGATGTTGC